TACTCCTATGTACTGATTGCGTCAACAACAGATACCCAAACATCTGCAGAACTTGCTGTGTCACTCTTAACCTTGAGTGCATCACCACTTTGCATCACTATCTTTGCACCACCGTCCAAGACCTGCAAAGAAGAACCAACAGGTATGGGAGCATCTTTAACAAGATGTATATCATTTGAGCCATCGTTTATGTACACTTCAACATTTATCTGTGAAGTTGCTACATTAGCTATCATGATTCCCACTATTGCATCGTCTGAGTTTGCAGTGCGTAGTGTTGCTGCACTTGTTCCTACAGCGTTTGAAGTATTTCTTTCAAAATCTTGTGCCATTTATCCTTCTCCAATTATAAGGCTATTGCCATAGCTGTGGCAAAGCCCTTACTCGCCTTTGCATCCAACTGTGTTTGTATTGCTGATGTTACACCGTTTACATAACCTATCTCTGTTGAGGTAGTTGTTGCTGCTGATACATCACCGTTGCTGTCAGACACTAATGCCCTAGACGCTGTGAGGTTCTCCATCTTGCTAAACTCTAGTGCTGCAGAAGCGTTTACATCAGCATTTACTATAACACCACTGCCTATTGCAGCCGTTCCACTAGAGATGGTTATGTCACCACTTATACCACCTTCGATATAAGTTGCCACTCTTGACATGGCAGCTTTTCTGTTTGTACCACCTGCACCGTCATCAACAACTATTAAATCTGATGTTGTTAAGGCTGCACCTATGTCTGTTCCACCATCTATCTCTAAAGCAGATAGTGATACTTTACCTGCTGTAGATATCGTATCAAGTTTACTATCAGCGATAGCCGCACTTGAGTTTATGTCTGCGTTAACGATAACACCAGATCCAATGGCTGCAGTTCCACCTGATATTGTTATATCACCACTTATAGTTCCTTGAACATATGTAGAAATCTGAGATGCATTAACTTTCTTTTCAGTTCCAGCGTCAGATATTGCAAAATCATCACTGTCAGCAATAGTAATACCTGATCCGTCTGTTAATCCGTCAATGTTTAATATCGCTTCAACATTACCAAATTCTAAAGCAGACGCACCAGAGTTTACTTTTAAAACTTGACCTGCTGTTCCAATTGATAATGATGCACCAATACCACCTGCTGATAAAGGTATGAACTCGCCTGACTGAAACTCAGCCAAACCTGTTGCATTATTACTTCCGTCAAAGACGACTCTTACTGGTGTTTTACTACTCATATTTTTATTTATTCCTAGAACTCAAAAAGTTGTGTTTGTTGAGTTGCTGATAAATCACTCCCATTTGCTAGTTTCAAACCATTAAATACTCTTGTTCTTGATGCTGATGCCTTCATAGTCAAAGTCACTGCCGCAGAACTTAATCCACCTGATGCAGTAAACACTGGTACTTTTCTTACTGGTGTTCCCTCTGTATCAGATATTGCAATTTTATTTCCGTCTGCATCTTTTGAATCATTAGGTATTGTAATAACTGTTCCGTCTGAACTTATTGTTGCACCACCTAAATTCAAAGTATCACCAGACAAAAATAAATCGCCAAATCTTTTAGATGCACTTCCTAAATTTCTTGTGCCGTTTCCGTCAGGTATGATATCTTGATCAACTGCTGATAAATCAATTGATCCACCACCACCTCCACCACTTCCACCGACGGTGTGTATTGTATCACCGATTCTAACATGAAGTGTATTTGCACTTGTATTATGTGCTATCTCACCATCCTCTAAATTAGAAGTTGTTGGAGTACCTGCAATTCTTTTTAATTTTATTTTTAGAGCCATTAATTACCATCCACTTGATCTGTAAATTCTAGTTTACCTGAAGAGGAATTAAATACTAAAAATTTTCCATTACCAAGTGATGATGTATCAACATCGTCCAAGTCTTGCAGTCTTACTGCGCCACCGCCTCCTATTGTTGCCATTTGTTGTGATATAATATTTTTAAATTGTCTAAAATCTTCTTTTAATTTTGTTAGTTCGTTTTGTTCTGGTTGTTCTGGTAAATAACTTTTCATCTTATGAGCCAGTTCTCTTTTCTCTAAGTTTTGTTCAAAACTGTCTAGTCTTTCAAAAAATGTTTTTAACACGTCAATCCTTTGTGCATTGTCTTCTTTTGTAAACTCTTGTTTCTTTTCAACTGGCACTTCTCTTACAATTTCTCTAGTGAAATGTTTCTCAATGATCTTTGGTTCATCTTCTTCTTTTCTCATTTCCTTAGTTTTCTTTTTCATCTTCTCAATATATCTACGATATACAGCGGCCTCTGCTGTTTTTCCCATGACTCTTGCTCTTTGTTCCATTGCAATCGCAGCTTGTATTTTATGTGCGTGTGATCTACCAGAATTTATAATTTTTTTTACAGATGCTCTTGCAGTTTCAACGTCTTTAAATCCTAAACCATGTATTGTTCCTTTTGGATTTTCGTCTGTATATAAATCAGAGTGTTTATCAGAACCTGCAGGTTGTCCTTTTTTTCTAGGGATTCTAGGTGCTTCAGATATAAGATTAAAAAAATCTGATAGTGACTGTCCTACAGACACACGAGGTTTAAATCTTCTATCTTTTTCTTCTTGTATCTTTTTTGCTTTATCTTTTTCGTCTGATACAAGAGACATAAATTGACCTAGTTCTTGCATTAGTTATCTACCTTTGCGCCTGCTCTCCATTGTTGACAACTCCAATATCTAGCCTTTGTTTTTGGCCCTGGGTTATCACAATTATGTCTTGCTCTAAATGACTTTCTTCTTGCAGGGTCATCTCTTTTTATTTCTAAATTTGGATCACCAAAACGAACAACCACTACTTTACCTTTTTCGTTCTTTACATAAACTTTAAATTTTTTGTTTGGATTTTCACTTGTACGAATAGGATCATTTAATTTTACTTTTTTTCCTTGATATTCTGCAGCCTCTGTTATCTCACCCCATGCATTTCTTAATATAAATGTGCCAAATCTATCTAATGGTTCTTTCTTTTGTTCAGTGATATTTGCATCAGCACATTCGCCGCAACAATCAGGTGTGCCACAATTATCATGAACAACTTCAACCTTTTCAAGTAGTTTGTTATATGTTTCTGTTAGTTTGATATACCAATCATCTCCATATTTTAGTTCATACTTTTCATGTATCTCTTCTTTTTTATACCATTCTTCAATATCTTCTTTTGTTAATTTTTTATTTTCACCCGGTGTAACGGATCTTGTATGATCACCATAATCTTTTCCAATATCATATGAGTCACCAAACATTCTTTTAAACTTCTTTGTATATTGAGATGGTTTTGTTTTACCTTTTGAATCACCTGGTGCTGGTTTGTATGCGGCTGGATTATCATCATCCATTTTTGCACCCTTTCTAAAATGAGCAGCCCTTGCGTCTTTAGTTTTCTTTTTGACACCAGAATAATATTTTGCAGGTTGTGTGCCTGGTTTATCTTTTACATCTTTGTCTTGTTTGACAGGTGTTATTTCTTTTTGTTCTACTTTTATTTCATGCAACCACGCCTTGTGAACTTTACCTTGACTATCATTAAACGTAATATAGTTTGTTCCTCTTTGAATAATTTTTCCTTCGATACCTTTTGCCTCAACTAAATCACCAATCTTCCATATTTCGCCAGTAAGATATCTATCTCTTAGTTGTTCATATTCGTTCATGACACCCATATCTTTCTGTTCTCTGATGCCCATGTATTTTCTAACATCTCTGAACAATTTTCTTCCGTCTTTAAATCCTCTAGGCAAACCATCAGCGAAATCATCATACTCACCTTTGTTTGCATGATACCTCATCTTAGATGCTGACATACCTGATACTCCCTCTGCATCTGGGTCTCTTTCCCCAGCAGATACTACATCAATGTTATCAAACTTGTAAAATCCGTGTCTCTTTCCTTCAACTCCGTTATATTTTTTTAGTAAAGTTTCAAACTCTTTTACTCTATCAGAACCTGCAACCATTTTTAGATTTCTATATCCTTGATTGTATAGTTTTGTTGCAATATCAATCGCAGTGATAGCACCTTTGTCTGCAATAATACTTCTTTTATGTCTTGGAAACATTTTTCTCATATATGCTACTTTAAGTGCATGTGGTAAAGGATCTTTGTTTTGATTTTGTGAAAAACTAGGATATATTCTGTATTCGTCAGAACCTGCGACTTGTTTAGTCTTATTAATTAGTTTTTCATGACCTGTAGTAGGTGGATTGAATCTACCAAATGCAAATACAACTGATTTGCCCGGTTGTTCATACGCATTAAATTTTTTAATCATCCTTTTTCTGTCTTGCCCTTTTGACTTTTTCAATCTCTGCTTTTTTAACTTTGATTAAAC